TGACCTGCCGGAAGCGCTGGATGAGCGAGAAACTATCGCGCTAACGGATCGCGCCCGGACCGAACGTGATGCCCGTCTGGCCGTCCTAGCTGTGTTTGAAGACTTTTTGAGAGGCGTCAAAGCAAAGGGGCGCCCGCTAACGACAGCGCTGCATCACTTCTGCATCCGCTACAACAACCGGTCCCTGCAGGTGGAAACGTGGATACGCGACCATGTCGGCTCGGTTTCGCCACGCAGCTTGATGCGCTGGCGTGCGGCAAAGAAGGAAGGCGCAAAGGACAAGCTCGCAGTTGACAGGTCGCATTGCCGGAAAGGCAAGGGACTACTCGAAACAGCGAACGGTGGAGAGGTCAGAGCTTTCATTCTGGCTTGGATCGCCCGCAACCCTGCACTCACTGCCGATATCATCCGAGGATACTGCGAGGATTACTTTGGTGCGGATCTGGTCGACCGCAACGGCGAATTGAAGCCCTTGCCCCCGTTGCGGACTTTCCAGCACTTCATCGCCCATTTAAATGCCTCCGAGAAGGTGGTTCTCACGAAGATCACAGATCCGGACAGGTTCCGCTCCAACATGAAGCTTTCGGGCACTGGCACTTATCGCCACGTCACCGAGCCGAATGCCCTCTGGATGATCGATGCATCTCCCGTCGATGCCCTCTGCATCGATGGCCGCTATTCGATCTACGCCAACGTAGACATTGCCACCCGCCGCTATGTCATCACCCTGTCGAAGACGCCTCGTGCCTCGGCAGTTGGCCTAATGCTGCGCAAGTCCATCCTGAAGTGGGGCGTTGCGAAGGTCATCAAAACCGACAACGGCTCGGATTTCGTTGCGACAGCTGTCAAGCGCCTGTTTACAGACCTCGACATCGAGGCCGATCCCTCCGACGCGTATTCACCTGAACAAAAAGGCCATGTGGAACGGATCATCAAGACGTTTCAGCATGAGGTTTGCCCCCAGCTGCCCGGCTACATCGGCCACAGCGTTGCCGATCGAAAAGCAATTGAGGGTCGGAAGAGTTTTTCGCAACGCCTTGGAGCGGACGACCAAGAGCTATTTGAGGTGGCGCTGACCGCCGAGCAACTGCAACGTCATATCGATGACTGGTTGGAGTACGTCTATCACCCTCGCCAGCACAGCGCGCTTAAAGGCCGCTCTCCGAACGAAGCCGTTGCAGCCTCCACCACGAAAATCAACCGGGTCGACGAGCGAGCGCTCGACGCTCTCCTGATGCCGGTCGCAGGCAAGAACGGTTATCGCAAGATGACAAAGCAGGGCATCAAGAACGACGGCTTCTACTATCTGACCGGATCGATCATGGTTGGGACCGATGTGTTCTGCCGCCTCGACCCTCTCGATATGGGGCGCATGTACGTCTTCGACGGCGAGACGGGCCGCTACCTGGACGTCGCCATCTGCCCGGAACTCGCGGAGGTCAATCCGCAAGCCTACGTCAAGGCGCAAAAGCAGATTGCCGCTGATCTGATCCGCGAAAAGGAACGCGAGATCAAAGCCGATATCCGCGCCTTGAAAAAGGGACCGTCCGGCATCGAGCGCACCATTCGTCTTGCCAAGAAGAAGGCGGAAGAGCGCGAAGCGGCTACCGCTAACGTCATCCAGCTGCCGAGACGCGAAGATCAGCACACAACGCCACAGATCGAAGCTGCGCTTGAAGCAATGACCGCGCCACCTGCAGGCAAGGTCGTGAAGCCTTTGAACGAGAAGGCAGCAGCGTTGCACGCAACAATCATTCGGGAAGCCGAAAACCGGAAGGTCTCGAATGTGATCCACCTCGATCCGGACGCCGCCCTCTCCGACGACGCTCGAATGTTCAAATGGGCTTTGAGCGTCGAGGCGCAGATCGCATCAGGCGTCGCCGTGGATGACGCGACAGCGGTCAGGCTCGTCCGCTGCCAGAGCAGCAGCGACTATCAGACAAGGAGGGACATCATGGGAGATTTCGGGCTGGAAGCGGCCTTACGCGGCTAGCCCAAAAGAAAAAGGCCCGGCTGCAACCGGACCTTCTATGCACTTTCATTCAAGATGAGGAAAAAATGACGAAAACAACGCAAAATGTCAATGGGGATACAGCGCCGATCAAGAACGTGGCAGCGTGCCTTGGTTTGGTTCGCTCTTTGCAGAACCGACATCCCTTGCAGCCGAACCTTGGCGTGTTCGCCGGGTTTTCCGGATACGGCAAGTCAGTCGCCGCACTTTACTGCCAGAACAAGACAGCCGCCGCTTATGTCGAGATCTCCGACACCTGGACGCGGGCCAAGCTGATGCGCTCTATCCTTTCTGAGTTGGGCGTATTCCAGCCGAAGGGTTCGCTTTCGGATCTGGAAGACGAGATCATCGGCATTCTGGCCCGTGATCCGAAACGACCGCTGATCATCGACGAGGCCGACAAGCTGGTCGACAAGCGCATGATCGAGTTGGTTCGAGGTATTGCCAAGAAGAGCAACGTGCCGGTGCTTCTGATCGGAGAAGAGCTATTTCCGAAGAAGCTGGAAGGCGTCGATCGGTTTCGCGACTTGGTTCTCGCGATGGGTTACGCCCAGCCTTGCGATCTGGATGACACGCGCACCTTGGCACGGACATTCTATCCCAATCTGGTAATCGCAGATGACCTGCTTGAGCAGGCACAGACCGAAGGTGACGGGCGTGTGCGCCGCATCGGTAATTCGCTCCATGCGATTGCGGAAGCAGCGGCAAAGCAAGGCCTGTCTGACATCGACCTTGCCAAGTATCGCGCGGGCAACGGCAAGTTCTCCCGCAGCCATCTGCCATCCCGCAGGGAGGCTGCGTGATGCCGATCTTTCTGCCCCTTGCCATAAAAAAAGGTTTACCGATCCGGCGAGGACACGACCACTACTGGTCTGTCATCATGGACATTGCCGATCAGGGCCACCCTATCACGGTCGATGGCATACATGCCCGCTCCAGTGCCGACCGACGCTCTATCGCTACGTTTGTTCGCAAACTTGAAAAGGCCGGTCTCATCAAGCCTCTTGCGAGCGGCATTGGTTACCAGGCCGTCGTTAAGCAGTCTTCGGCGCCACGCTTGAGAGGCGATGGTACCGTGATCGAAAGCCAGCCCGCCCGCCGATGCATGTGGAACTACATGCGTGGCCCGCTTGCGCGCAGTGGCTTCTCTGCTGTTGATCTCGTCAACTGGAGCCAAACGGATGAGACCAGGATAGTTCTGGCCTCTGCCAACGGCTACGTGCGCTACCTTTTCGACGCTGGTTATCTGATCTTGCTGAAGGCCGGGAAACCCGGATCTCCAGCGCTCTACCGGCTCGACCCGAAGATGATCAAAGGGCCGGAAGCCCCGATGATCCTCCAATCGAAATTCGTCTACGATCCAAACAGCAAAGAGATCTATGGCGATGCCACCGCTGAAGAGGTGGTGGCATGAGCGTCGCCAAGAAGCTCGATAATGTGGCCAAAGCCCGGGCTGCATGGAGCGACAACGCCCCTGATTGGATCATTGCCCTAGCGGAAGCCTGCAACGCTGAAACGCAGGCTGCGATCGGCCGCAAGCTTTCCTATTCGGCATCAACCGTTAGTCAGGTCCTGTCCAACACCTATCAGCTTGGCGATATGGCACGCGTCGAGGCGGTTGTTCGGGGCGCGCTCATGGCAGAAACGGTCGCTTGTCCGGTTATCGGCGAGATCGGCCGCGACGTTTGCCAAGGCTGGCAGAAACGCCCTTTCAGCACGGCCAGTGCCAACGCGGTGCGCATGCATCAGGCTTGCCGCAGTGGCTGCCTACACAGCCGCATTACCCCTCAAACCGACCAGAGAAAGGTAGGCTCAGATGCTTTCTGACGCCCTTCGCGAAATGCGCATGCGTGTTCAGTCTGGCGGTGTTCCAGAGGACGCGGCCGGAATAGTCCTCACTTTGCGCGCCTTTGAAATGGAGGCGCGGAACATGGAAGAGCGGATCGAGATCATTTCAGGCCGCCCACACATGGCGCTCGACGGACATCTGATGTCTTCCCCCATCATCGATATTTCCACGTCTAACCTGGAGCTGCGTCCATGACGTTAAATCATCGCCCATCCGAACTGATCAAAACTCTGTCCAAGCAGTTCGCTGATTACACTCACAGCGGTGTCGAAATGGCACCGAAGGCCGTTGTGTCGCTCATCGGGAACCTGAAGACCATCGCAGAGGCCGCGCAAGAGCTTGAAGCAGTCGCCGAAAACGCCTTTGCGGAGCGGCGTGCCGAAGCTCTGGCGGTCGCGCAGATTGCCAGGGACCGCAAGGTTGTAATGTTCCCGACCCGTGCTGCCCGGCCGGCCCCACAGTCGTCCCCTGATGGTGGGGATGCGGCATGAAAACCCTTGTCGTCCCCGTGGAAATCCCTGTCGATCAGCTAGCCGACGCTGTCGGACCTCTGGTGATCAAGGCTTTACGGGCGGCAGACCGCGAAGAAGCGGCGGCAGCTCAGCGTCGCCCTCCTATGCAAGCAGTGATCCAAGCCGGCCAGACACTCTGGCACGCGCTCGACCGATACGAAGCCAGCGTTGGCACTCGTGATGAACGTCGCGCTCTGAATGTCCTATTGGCCGCTTCAAAGGGCGTTCGACGCGCCTCCAAAAACCTACATTCAAAGGACTGAAACCATGGAAGCAGTTATCCTGGAAGAAACCCGTGCCGATGGTGTCACCGTCGTCAATGGCCGGGAGTTTATCGAAAATGCCAAGGGCGACCTTATCCCGATCGGCAAAATCAAGCCGGAAGACAAGCTGCAGGACGAGACCGTCCGCAAGATCATGAAATACGCGGTCGATCTTTCCGCTCAGATCGCACGGTTTCGCGGTCATACGGTCGCCGACCTTGGCGCATTCGACGCGCTGTTGGCCCAGGAATACGGCGCTAAGATCGGGGGTGCCAAAGGTAATCGGACCTATCAAACCATCGACGGGAAGATGCGAGTTGTGGTCCAGGTCGCGGACCAGATCAGCTTTGGCCCGCAGCTTCAGATCGCAAAGGGTCTAATTGACGAGTGCCTGGTGGAATGGTCGGCCGAGAGCCGGCCGGAGATCCAGGCAATCGTCACCCGCGCCTTCAACACCGACAAGGAAGGCCAGATCAACAAGGCCGAGCTGTTCATGCTGCTGCGCCTCGACATCGAGGACGAGCGCTGGCAGCGGGCGATGGATGCAATCCGTAACTCGATCACAGTCACCGGGTCGAAGCAGTACGTCCGTTTCTACACACGCCAGAGCATCGAAGACGGCTGGCAGGCTGTCACCATCGATCTGGCCAAGGCGTGAGGTGAGCCATGAATATCAATTTTGCACAATTGCTAGGAGCAGTCGCCCTCATCGTCGTGGTGTCGATTGCGGGCTTTCTCGTCGCCACCGAGAAATCTGGATGGGGTTGGTTCCTGTTCGTAGCCTTGTTGCTGGCAGGAGCGATTTTCAAATGAACCATCTCTACGCAAAACTCAAAGCCGAAAAGAGCTGCCCCGTCTGTGGCGCAGCCGCCATGCCCGCCACCGAACAGCAGGAACGCATGCTTCTGGTTCGGTTTCAATGCAGCGCGATTTTCGGAGTGAGCGGCATCCTCGGCACCATCAATGCCAACGAGACCTGCCCATCGCCGTCACGGGTGGCGGCCGATCATCTGATGGCGGAAGTTATGCAGGCAGGTGCAGCATGACGCCTTCACCTTCATTCGCCGCTTTCCGCGACTCTGTCGTCGACAACCAAACATTCCAGGCAGCCTGCCGACGCTATGCCCGCAGCAATGGCTCATCTGAAGCCATTGCATTGGCCGTCCTGACCGCAGCCGGCTTCCCGGATCTCTATCTTGATGCCATGCGCTATCGCTGGCTCCGAGCACGCACCCTCGAAAATATCGAGCCGCAAAATCCTGTTGTCGTCATGTCGCCGACGATCGAGATCCTGTCCGGCGACACCCTCGACCAGTTCGTCGAGGCTGCCATGCAAGCGGAGGCTGATCTGCCATGAGCATGATCTATTTTTCTTGTCTGTCAGCTACGCGCCGAAGCCCGGGACCAAACGATCTAGAGCACCTGCCTCTGCCAGTCGACCTCATAGATTTCCGCGAGCTTGATCAACTCCGAAATGAAGTTATCAATTGCCCCGAACAAAATTATGTTTTGTTCGGGGATGGCCAGAATTGCTTCTCGCTGCTTAGCTTCTATCTCTTGCAGAATTTCTCGACGTCTGATGTCGAGTTCAAGTTTAAACTCTGTGGTTTCCGTCAAAGGATAAAACGTTTTCGCGAAAAACCAGACGTCGTTCACCATTCTGCGTCCGGTATTTTCACAGATGAACAACGCCGCAATGAGATTTCCATTGAAGAGATCACGCTCATTAATCCATTGTGGTTCAATGAGCGCGTCTACGAAGTGTCGCTGCACCAACCAGCCAGCACGATCAAACATCTGCTTCTCCTCAGATGTCAGCGTCTCGGGCTTTTTCAAACTTTCCGGATCGTACTTAAGGGCATCCTTGATCTGCTGCCGCGCGGTTTGAAAGTTGGAAAGCGCCGGTACCAGCAATCGATCAACCCGCAGCATATCACCACGCACAGTAAGCTGCATAAGCTGGCGGTGACGACGATTGTTTTCATCTTCAGCTTTACGATTTTGCGCCAGAGTTTGCTCGTGCCGTTCTTGTGCAGCTTGATCGGTGGTTTCCATAGTGATGACGGTCCACCATGCTGCAAAAACAGCAAAAAGACCGCCAATCAGCGTCTGAAAGTCAAACAATATATTGCGCCAAGTATCGCCGCCAGTCTCGTCTTTCACGACCCGTGGCTCGCCAAAAATAATCGGGGGCACGACGGCTGCAAGGATCACCGCGATGATCATAAGTTTAAGGAGAGGATACTTTTTTACCATCATCAATTCCAGTCGGTCTATCCACGTTACATATGCGTGCACGCGATTCGGGTTGTTCAGCAAGAAGTGTTTTGCTCATGATCCCTTCTATCGCCGCTATCCACATCGCCAAGAAGCAGCTAGGCCTGGACGACGACACCTATCGTGCCAAGCTCGAAAAGATCACTGGCAAGGCCTCGGTCAAATTCATGACCGAGACCGAGCGCCAGACGGTTCTGACTGTATTCCGCAACGAAGGTTTTGCGCCGGCTCCGTCCAGCGCTGGCAAACGCAAGCCGCTCACCGGAAAATTCGCCAAGAAGCTTCAGGCGCTCTGGATCGCGGGCTGGAACCTCGGCGTCGTTGGCCAGCGCGATGACGCGGCGCTGCTCGCCTTTGTCACCCGTCAGACCGGGCTGGATCACGTCCGGTTCCTGCATCATGCCGACGACGCTAAAGCCGCCATCGAGGGGCTGAAGAAGTGGCTGGCGCGCGAGGCCGGCGTCGGCTTCGGAGATACTAACGGCCAAGAATGGCTGGCCAGCGACGGCGCCAAGATCGCCTGGGCACAATGGAAGATCCTCAACCCAGGCGTCTGCCTGATCGTGCGCAAGGGGTTCGACGCAAAGGTCGCTTCGTTGCTCGGCCTGGACAGCGCCTGGCTGTCGGATGTGAAGCCGAGCCAGTGGCAGATCGTGATGAACGTCCTGGGCGAACAGATCCGCAGCCGGAAGGCAGGTGCATGATGGTCGCCTACGGCTTCAAGAAATTCTTCGCACCGCAGATCGAGGACGGCACTAAGACCCACACGATCAGGGGCCATCGCCGTCGTCACGCCCACGTCGGTGAGCCGGTGCAACTCTTCCAGGGACTGCGGACCCAATACTGCAGCAAGATAATCGACGATCCGATCTGCATCGCCGTGCTGCCGATCATCATCATGTCCAGCGACCTGATCGACGCCGGCATCGCCTATATCGCCATCGACGGCCAACCATTGCACCGTGACGAGATCGAGCCTTTCGCCGCTTCGGACGGGTTTGATCCTTTGCGCCTGGCTGGCCATGCTCCGGCCAAGCTAATCGGTGCGACAGCCCGTGAAACCATGGGCCGCTTCTGGCGCGACAGCCATGGCGCCAGCATTTTTGAAGGCGTCATCATCCGTTGGCAGGCGAGGATCTGACGATGACACCGGTCCTGCCTCTCTTTCTCAAAGACGATTTGAAGAGGCTTCAGGACCGCCGTGATGCGCTGGTGAGGCGCCTTGAAACCATGAGGCCGCACGCACGCGGCAAGTTCGAAAAGCTTGGAGAGTTGAAAGCCGTGACCCGCGAAATCCTGATCCTCGAACAGCAGCTGGAGGTGCGCCGTGGTTGAGATCCGCGTACCCGCCCATGTCCAGCCGTATGTGACGGCGGTCGGCATAGAGAAGGCCATCCAGTTCCTCATGGCTTTTGGCGGGTCCTATGTGTACCTTTCGGAAAGCCCCCAGACAGGCTCGGCAGTGGCCGAAGAGTTGGGTAAAGACGCAGCCATCAGACTAGCGGCCAAGGTCGGTTCCGGGGCTTTGTACGTGCCCACAGCAAAGCCCTTTATCGCCAGCCATTTAAAGTATAATAAGGGTCTGAACGCGAACGACATCGCCCGCAAGCTGCACACGACGCATAAGACAGTAAGCAAGTGGCTGCGTTCTGGCGAAACCAATCAACTCGATCTCTTCGATTTTTGACCCGGTCACCCTACCGGCTGTTTTGACACGCCCATAACGAGCAAATTCGATCTCAGCAAAGCCGGTCTTGCCCGGCTTTTTTCTTTAGCTGGGGGCCGTCTTGGATCCGTTGTCATCTCGTATTGATATTAATGTTCTCAAACTGGTCGCGCCTTATGCGCCCTCCAAGAAGGTGGGCGCCCAGGCTGCAATCTTGCGCAGCCTGAGCATGGTTCTGCCCGAACTGCTGGCCTCCATCAGCATTGATAGTCCCTTGCGGATATCCCATTTCCTCGCGCAGATCTGCCATGAGAGCGA